ATGAATCAGTTAATTTGTTTGGTTTAAGTGGTTGATAATGTCCAATGGTTATGTATGCCGGATTTTTAAGATTTATATTAAATTTATTATCTGGTTTTTTATAATCATATTTAGCAACCCTTAACTGTATTTCATCATAATTTGATTTACTTCGTAAAATTACATCACTATTACCTCTAGAGTTTATTGCTATATCTGGATACACACCAGAAGTATTTGGAAAAACAGACCAATCTTTATTACCATGATAATCTGATGATTGATTATCTTTATAAGATGCGTTTAATTTTGTTGGACTATTTTGTGTCCCAGCGTTGGCAGACATGTAATCTTGAAAATCAAAATTATTTAATTGTGATATAGCAGGTCCAATATAATATCTATTTACGTTGGGCATTCTAGAATCGGGGACCCAAATCTTAACTCTTTCATCAACTTTTGGTGTTATTGTTAAAAATTTAGGTAATAATGGGCTTACAGCTATTTCGTCCCAATTAGTTGTTAAAATTAATTCGTCTGTTTTGGTACTATCCTTATCTAGACCAATAGCCTTAACTTTGATTCTCATCGCACCATTAGGGTCATTATTATCTAGTACTTGGGCATCAAACCAACTATCATTATGAAGTGAGGTATCACCTTCCCCTAACCATACTTTTCTACCACCTAAAACCATTTTACTTATTGTTTATACCAAATCTATTATTTAATTCATTATTAACTTTAACATATTCTTCTCTAATAGACATCCAATAATCATGTAATTTTAATATTTCAATTCTAGTTTTTTCAAACTCAGACCTTAGATTTATTTCACTATCTTTTAAAAATTTATTACTTTTTTTAGTTAAATCCTCTTTCATTATATTAGTAATTAATGTGCTACGGCCTTACCACCACCAGTTCCTGTTAAAAACCCCAAAACTTGTATAGGTCCTCCCGCATTACCACCGGTACCGGTTAGTTGTGTACCTGGATTTATTGCCACGTCTATTATCATATCTGTCGCTATTGCACCAATTATTTCCTCTATTCTAACTCTTTCCATAATTTCACCTGGTGAAATTGAACCACTGGGCAGAGCACCAACAGGTATTCCCGCATCAGATTGTCTTTGTATGATTTTAGCCGCAATTTTAGATGGACTAAGACCAGGTCTTGCTCCAGACGCTAATATTAATTGTTTTGCCATATAAGGGTTTTGTGGAATACCCGTTGGTAATTTAAATAATGCTAATAGAGCAGATAATATAGATGATGGATTCTTAAAATCTGGTTTTTTTGGATTTATATCTGGACACTTTCCCATAATTATTTTTTTTAAGTAAATTCGGAGGTATTGGGTATTTCTACTGAGTTTAATAATCCCTCCGTTATTGTAAATAATACACTAGCTATTGCTTTAAATCTTAATTTAACCTTTTCTTGTATTATTTGTTGTATAACACTAGTAACTAGTGTTATTACTTTATCTTTAATTTTATTAAAGATAATTTCTAATAAAGCGGCAAACGACTCTCTAGTTACAAACTCAAAAAACACCCTAAAATCAACAGTAAAATCATGAGCTGAAGTTTTATTATACACGCCACTAGGACCCTCTACCATTTTACCAGTTATTTGTATTAATGACATTATTTTTGGTGTAAAGATAACACTAGTAAATACTTTTATTAGGTTTTTTAACATTTCTAGACTAAGTGTATTTAATTTTATACTATCATTTGGTGTTGGATTACTATCGTCTATATTTAATGCACTTTTATTTAAATTGGTAATAACATTAGATATTTGTTCTGTTGTTGTTGCTAATGGTATTTCGGCATTAAAAGTATCTAATCCAGTAGCTAATGATACATTTTGTATCGAACACCCCTCATCTATGATTATAGTACCATTCATTTTATTCTTCGCCTTTAATTCAACTTCCCCAAGTTCCTCGTTAGAAAATTTAAAAAAAGAATCATCAAATATAGTTTCATTTGAACATGGGTCAGATTCCAATAATTTATCCACAACTTTATCCGCTTTTTCTAGGTCTATAATTTTATCTAAACTCATAAGACCATACTGATTCATTTGTGATTTTAAGTTACCAGATAATTTATCTATTAAATTATTCATAATACCTTTTATGTCTGCATCTTTAGTTTTAACACCATTACCAAAAAGGTCAATCGTATTCATAAAATCCTTTAAAAAAGTATCAAATGGTTTACCGCCATTTATACTAGATACAGATATTGTTATATTATTATTAACAAATTCAAAATCTAATAAATTTTGCCATGTTTGGGGTCCCCCTGTTTGTATAACATTACTTATAAATAAATCTAAATCTTTTGATGAGTCACTACCGAATTGTTCACTTAATAAAGTGTTATTAATATTTGGGTCTATCGTCAATTTATTTGATAAATCTATTTTACTAACATCAATAGTCACTGTCGGTAAATCGGAACCACTGGGTATAGTAAAATCGGAACCACAAGAATATGTAACTTTTAAAGCTTTTATTATACCTTCTTTTAGTACTTGTATTAAGACAGGTGAAAATTCAGTCATAACCTCAATTAGTAATGCGGCAGTATTACAGTGTTTAATTTTTGGTTTTAAATTTTCTGATTTACCATACTTTATTGGTTTTGTATTAAACACCCCAGTAAAGGCGGGTTCATCTTTACATGTTACCATTAATAAATCTGATAAAAAGGGGAGTAAATTATTTGACTTTGAATTAACAGAGGCTATTGATGATGTCTTTCTAATTTTTGGTAAATTTTGTAATACCTCAAGTTGACTAACATTATCTAGTACACTTTGTTTGTTATCAATAAGCCCCATTATTTATCTTTTTTAGCGTCAAATAAATCCCTTAATAGTTCCATATCTTCTGGATTTAAACTACCTTCATTTTCTTTGCCAGTATTATCACCTTTAAAAACTAATTGACTCATTAATTTTATTAATGATAATTTTTTGTCAATAGTGACATCAATTAGTTTTAGTAAATCAGTATTTGCCTTATTAATGTTGACTAAATCATGCATATCTTCAATATCAACTTTTTTCTTATTTTCATTGATTTGTCTGATAGCTGTACTTCTTTGTTCAACTAATTCGTTGTAAGCTTCTTGTGCCATACCCAAAAAACTTTCAGTATTTATTTTAACTTGTTTTTTTCTTGGTCTTGCCATAGTGTTTTTTTATATAAATATTTAATAATACATTATATAAGGTCTTCTTTCAATAAATTATATATACTTTTGTACCTTTTCATCGCGTTTCTAATGTCTTTTGTTGATAATGATGTCATTTCCCTCATATAATAAAGTATTAAATTTTTATTAAATTTATTACCACCAGGTACTGTATCGAATAGATTTTCCCAATTTTCTAATATTGAAACCAATGAATTACCAACACGTAATTCATTTTCATTCAATATATTTTCACTTAGTTCTTTTTTTATTGACTCAGATATTTTATTAATAAATTTTGTCAATAATAAACTGTCTTCCTCTATTGTATATGAATGTCTTTCATCGTCGTTTATTGAAGTGGAGATATCCTCATATGATGTGTGTAGTTTTGATTTTTTGTCGTCCTTTATTAAAGAACCTAATAAATAATGTTTTATCACAGTTCCATAGTATGAATATGACTTTTTATTTTTACTTGGTTTAAATTTATGGAATTTTATCATTAAGAATGATAATGTATCAGCATGTAGGTCTTCAAAATCCATTGTTTTAGAGTATAACTTATAACGTCTTATTATACTATCAACCATCTTATTTAATGGTTTCATTAAATGGTCTTTATATATCTTATTCCTTAAACGTTGTTCTTCAGAAGTACCAGACCAAAAAACTATTTGTGGTGTTTTTGAAAATTCAGTATTTGGTACGTCTTGCTCTATAATGATACCTAGGGTTAAAAACTCTTTTACAGCGTTTTCTTGTACCAATCCCCAATAGGGGTTAGTAGATTTACGACCCCTTTTTTTGATTTCTGACATTAGGACATTTCATTCTCTTCATATTTTATACCCCTGTCTTGTTTGAAATAACATTCTTTTTTAGCAGTATTAAACCAAAATTTGGCTTCAACTGGACTTATTTTTTTAGATTCATCATTATAATAATTGTAAAATAACGAATCTGGCCTCATATTTGTTTTTTTATAACCTAATTTAGGAATGGTCATAATTTTTTTATCGTAGTAAGTCATCCTTAAGAAAAACTCATAATTAAATTGTAATTTTATTGTAGGTTTTAATCCACCTACAGATTCAAAAGTTTCTTTATTATATACCCCACCAGATAATTGAAAATTTGGGAAATTTAATAATGAATCATTATCCAATAAACCCAAAGTATCTGAAAAATCTTTTGCCCAAACAGCCTCATTTGTAAAATGTAAAAAATTACCATCTGTATTAGTATCTAATACTATTGGTAGAAACGCATCAACATCTTCATAGTGTTCTGTATATTTTGAAACATTATCGAACCAAATGACAGAGTATTCATCGTCCATTTCTAATATTGAGAATGTCTTGGTTGTAACTTTAGATACTGCGAAATTAATTTGTGAACAAAAATCTGTATCCCCGTCATTTTCTATTATTTTAATTAAATCTTTAACATTATCACCATATTCATATGATTCTAAAGTTTTTTTAAGTTCTTCACCATTCGGTATTACCAATAACACCTCTTTAGGTAATAATTTTTGTTTGTTTATACTAGACATTGCTTTCGCAAAATAATCTTTTTCTTTTTCACCTATTTTATGTATAGGTACTATTACTGTTGTATCCATTATTTTTGTTCGTTTAATTCTGTATTATTATCTACAAGTTCTTCTTGAGGTAGTTTAGATATAAATAAATCTTTTCTTTCCGCTATAATGGACTCTACTTATCTTTTAGTTTTTCCATTTCACCAAAAAGTTCTTTTGGTTCAGAATCTTCCAACCAAGCTTGTATATAGTTTGCTGTTAAATCTGGTATGGTATTTATATCATGTGTCCATAAACCATTTTTATCTTCCATCCATTCTGGTACCATATTAGGTATTTTACCCAATACAGGAACATCTGATTTCATGGCCTCTAATGGCATTGTACCAAATCCAGAAATATCGTCTATCCATATTAGTATTGCTAATTCTGATAATGATTTAGCAAAAGTTTCACGTGGCAATCCCCTTAAGTCCCTAAAACTAATCCATTTTAAATGTGGATATTTTAAATAAAATGTTTTAAATATTTTTACTGTATCTCTTTGGTCTCTTGTGAATATACCAATAATAGGTTTTTTTGGTTTTTCAGATGGTTTAAATATATCTGGAATACTAACCGGAATTATTTTGGTATTTATTCTATTACTAAAAAGAGCATCAATATAAACTTTTTGTTTTTCTGTTGTAGTTATACAAGTATTTACACCATAATCAGTCCATGATTTACCAGGAGCTAACATCTCTAAAATGTAATCGTAGGATTGACAAAATATTATTTTACAACACGGTAAATTAGCGGTTTGTTCTAACACATTAGAGAATAATTCAGGAACTATAACAAAATCAGATGGACTTACTTTTAATTCTTGTGATTCTATTGATGTGTGTGGTAATTTGGCGTACTCATCACCCAACCAACCACCAACACTGGTATAATCATCTTTTTCGTGTAATATGGAAGCTTTATAACCCAGTTCATTTAATACTTTTACGTGTTGATAGATTGTAGATACTGCTGCGGTTGGGTTACCTTTAGTGTCCATTGTAAAAAAATAAAAGCTAAAGTCTCCTTTATCAAATTTTTCTATATTTTCTTCTATCTGTTTTTTTACTTCTTCTTTATTATCCATTTTATTTTTGTTTTATTATTTTATTCATTAATAAGGTATTAAATGATAATCTAAAGGGTATTGACAATTGTTCCCCTAATTTAGTAATACCCATACGCTCATCTACAACACCTTGTTCATGTAATACTGTTTCGATTAAAGCTTTAGTTAGTTCCCATTTAGCAACATCTATTAGTGGGTAATTATCATCTTTTATTTCTTTTATTTCATTAATTTCATTAATTTCTTTTTTATCCTCCTTGGAGAGTAATTCATCTATATTAATTTTATCAGAATCTATTTTCATAATATCTGAAATTTCATTTAAATCAAAATAAAATACTTCACCGGACACTTCGAACATCATTTAATTGTTTTTAATATTTCACCAAATTCCTTTAAAGATTCTATTTCAAATTTAGTTTTTAATTCTTTATTAAAATCTTTTTTAATTTTTACACAAACTTGTGGTTTAAATTTTTTTGAATTTATTATATTTGGATGGTCAGTAACCATCATATCTACATAATCCCAATGGTCTTCAAACCCTTTAACAAATTTTATATTTTGACACATACAAGATGTTTTAGACAAGAAAAATAAGGTAGATGGTACACATAACCCAATCTCTCTACTAATAATAATAAACTCATGTTGTGGAAACTCAAGGATTAGACCATTTAAAACTTCCATAATATTTTTAGAAACTTCATTAGCATAGCCAAAAACCTCTAAAGTACATTTTTCATATAAAAATTCTTCAATGGTAACTTGCTCAATTTTTTTTGTTAAAACAGTATCAGAGTTTTCTTCAATAAATTTTTTTTCATTAAATTCTGGGTTAAACTCCATTTCACCCTGTTTAACTTCTTCTTCTGGGAATATTAACCATTTCTCAAAATCATAGTCTAAAATTTTGGTATCTTCTTCATTTTCATCTTTTGGGAAGTATTTCATATGAGATTCTTCCATCTTACCAAATAAATTTCTTAATACTCCATCAATCGATATTCCTATTATCATTTTTTAATTTTTCTCTGTTTTTTAAGAATAGTGTATAGTCTTCTATTGTCAAGTATTGTGTGTCACCATTATCTATTTGTAATACAACACCGTGTGGTTCTTTAAAACCATCATCTATACACCATTGTAATATTGTATATCCCCACATAGTTTTTAATTTTCTAATTCGTCAAAAACTTCTTCTATTATTTTAATTATTGGATTTCTAACCACATCATTTGGGTCTGTTAATGAAACGGTGCCAAATCCACCTATATTTTTAAATTTATCTATTATAATTTCCAATGAACTCTCTTTTTTATTTTTAATATCTTTTTGTTTAACATCACCTAAAATAACCATTTTTGAGTTACCACCAATTCTTGTCATTAACGTTCTTATGTTTTCCATTGATATGTTTTGGCATTCATCAATAATAATAACAGAGTTATCAATACTTCTACCCCTAGCGAAAGCTATTGGCAATATCTCCAATAACCCCAATTCTTTTAATTTATTCGTTCTTGTTTTACCAATAAGTTTTCTAAAATTGTCCATAAATGAATCCATATAAGGTTCCATTTTTTCATCCATATCACCTTTAAGAAAACCAATTTCTTCATTTTTTAATGTGGTTACAGATTTTATTAAAACAATTCTTTTATATTTTTGTGTATTTTTAAGAAGTTTTAATGCTTCAGCACATGCAAGAAATGTTTTTCCTGTACCAGGTAAACCATTACATATTGTTATTTCATTTTTTTTTATTGAGTCAGTTAATTTTTTTTGGTTTGATGTTTTATGTTTTATGTTAACTTTTATTAAATTAAAGAGTTTTTGTTCAACTCTATTATTCATATTTAACATTAATTCCAACTCTTCCAACTCTTCTAAATCTTCCATTGGGAATTGTTTATTTTGTCTTCCGTTTTTTTTACTCATATAAATTATATTTTATTTT